GAATCCACTGGGGGATGCTTTGGTTCGCCATGTTTAGTCCTAAGAGCCCCTAGTATATGTACATACGCATTGGCGAAATGCCTATAGCCTATGGCTATACATAGGGGTGGTGTGGTGTGGGGGTCTATTTGACGGCGTGCCACCGGTAGAGAAGATTAAGTGCTGGATGTGGGGTACTAGATTTGCCCGGGGGAGCCGGTCAGTTAATTCATGCACTGAAACAACCCCCGGGCACCTCCACGAGATGATACAATGGCAACAAAGAAAACCGCACCCTTTACCCTAACCGAACGAGTGACCTTGACAGCAGACAACACTGATGTGTTTGGCGTTATCGATCTGGCTTCATATGTCGACGTCGCATCACGCCAAGGAATTTCAATTCAATCTGTCGACTACGTTGTTCAAGGAGCATCAGCCGATGTAAACCTCGCTGCATCTCTTGCAGCCAATTCTTTGACTACCTGTCAACTTACCGACCTAAATCGTGGCGGTTTGGTCTTTGCAAATGACCGAGCACTTTGCTCGTCGATGCAATTGAACGCATCAGCACAGCAAGCACTTGACAAGGCATCGGACGTTTACCCAGACAACTACGGTCCTCATGGTTCAAGCGTTGGCCGCATTGTCGTCAACGATTCACTTTACATCACTGGGCGATGCACAAACCTCTCTGCTGATGTCAACATCACAGTTCGCGTTACCTGCACTATTGTTTCATTGAGTGCCAAGGACTTCATGGCCATTGCGATCCAGTCAACAGCCGCCGACAACTGAGGTGGTTCTCCTGGTTAAAGTTGAAGGGACCCTTGACGAACTCAAGGCGTTGTTCATTGAAAGTGCAAAACAGGAAACACGCTCTCAGACTAGGAAAGCCGGAAAGGCGGTAGTGAAGAAGGCTGTCAAGACTGTCAAGCGCGCTCCAAGTGCATACAACAAGCACATGAAAAAAGAGTTAGCACGACTCAAGAAGAAACACCCAAAGACTGCACACTCTGCATTGTTCAAGCGTGCGGCTAAGTCTTGGAAGGGTGGTAAGAAAGGTGGTAAACGATGAAGCCCCGTGACATCATGTTCGACAAGCCAATGTATGGCATGAGCGCATCATACCAGTCCGGTAACTTTTGGGCTCCCGTGGAACCCAATGACGATTGGATCAAGGCCAACAGCAATACTCTTGCATGTCAAAAGGAAATAGACATCGGAGGACTTACTGTTGCCCAAGAAGGTACTTTCTTTCCAAAGGCTGTTCAAATCCAGCGTTCACCGTTTTATTCAGCACCCGGTTGTATTCTTAGAGATGCAGCAGATCCACAAAGCGGCTTGGCCCCATACGGAGTTCTGTTTGAAACAATCCTCGTAAGTGAACACCCGTTCGACGTTACCAAGTGGTGTGGCGATAATCAAGTCGGCACATACAATTTTATTCAGGCGCAGACAGTACCTGGTCTTTTACCAGAACGAACCACGTTGCAGAACTCGACATTAGGATTTGAAAACATTCTATACGGACGGGTTCAAATGATTTCAAACAACTCCTCACTGCCACAACAATGCGGCGTGGTGTATGCTACCGAAGAGTTCGGGTCTATGTCACCAACAGCATCGAATAAATTGTATGTTACGCGTATGGTTCAAGTTCAAACATTTGGATTGGCTGCTCAGACTGGGTTTTCAATTCAGGTTCCAGCAATCAGAGTAGTAATGATTGGACGTGCTGAAGAAGAAAGCGATCTCTCTTACATCATGAGGATGAGGCAATCTTACTTACTGCAACAGGATTTGAATTGAATGGACGAGGATGCAAGGTTGAGGCTGTTCTACACAGTTACATTTGCAAATCCAATTGTCGAAGCACAATCGATTGAACAAACAGTACGAGCACCGGAAACTCCGATTGATATTCCCTTCAAAGAAATCTTTGCTTTAGGTGGTGCCGCCATAACTGGTGGAATGTACATGCTCACCTACCCCATAGTGTACCTCGACGGTCCACTGCCCATTGTCGACAGTCTTTGGCTTGCAGGTCTTGCACTTGCTATGCAACGAGGGTATCGAATGGGATCTCAAATAGGTCGAGGCTTTGACACCATTGAGGAGTTATTACTATGACAACAGAAGAAAAACCAATTGAAGAATTAAAATCACCAAGCAAGACCGAACGGTTTGCTCAGTGGTTGATGACGCGTGAAGAACGACGAGCAGAAAAAGAATCGAACCTTGAAAGTCTAATCCGACTTAACGTGCTTGTTTCTTTTCTCACTCTCGGTTTGGTCGGTGGGTTTGAAACTGTACAGGTTGCTATCTCACTAATCCCTTACTTGGGTTGATTGCCAAGCAGAACCGAAAAGGGCGACCCGCCACAAAACATGCAGGTCTGTACCCAAAGAAAGTTGTATTCGCATCGAACGACTTCACCATTGCTTAGGCGTTGATTGTGCTTGCAGAAGAATGTCTCATCGCAGGCTTCACACTTCACGCACATTCAATCACATCCAATGCAAGGCGCACATTACACTCGCGGCAACGAATCATGATTCTAAATCCATATTGAAGTGGCTCTGTTGTAAGATGAGGATGCCCACATTCACACAAAACATCGACATTACCTGCATGTATTTGTGTGCGAGTCATTCTGAAGCCTCCAGCGTCGGACAGTCGGCAGTCCAATGATTGCCAAAACAATTCTTGCACATGTAATTGCGAGGGGGTGCAGGCTTCACTTTCGGTTCACTTTCACCTGGTGAATACTTTCGCAACTGCATCCGAACCCAGTGAGAGAAGTTCTCACCGTCTTTCACCAGTTGCTTGCGGATCGCATCGCTGACTTCGTCGAGGCTGATGGTACGGTTTGGCATCACTCTTCCTCCTGAACGAGTTCTGCGTGCACTTCTGGGTAACACATCTTGATGTTGCTAAAAATTGCCTGATGTTCAGAGATCTCATAGAACATTTGCGTTGCATAATCTACTAATTCTTTTTTCGTTGCGTTTTGAATCCACTGGGGGATGCTTTGGTTCGCCATGTTTAGTCCTAAGAGCCCCTAGTATATGTACATACGCATTGGCGAAATGCCTATAGCCTATGGCTATACATAGGGGTGGTGTGGTGTGGGGG